AAACCTTTTTTATTAAAACTTTTTTTAGCGATGGCAAATATTTTTGAAAAAAATAAAACTTACTTAGGTGATTGTTTGGAACTGATGCCACAAATGGAAAGCGGAATGTTTGATATGATACTTTGCGATTTACCTTATGGAACAACTGCCTGTGAATGGGATATTTTAATTCCGCTTGACAAACTTTGGAATGAATATAAACGATTGATAAAACCAAATGGAAATATTATTTTATTCGGAAGCCAACCATTTACAACTGATTTAATTTGTAGTAATAGAAAGTGGTTTAAATATGAATTGATTTGGGATAAAGTAACTGGAAAGAATATTTTTGAAGCAAAGAGAAAACCATTAAAGGCACACGAAAATGTATTGGTTTTTTATGAGCAATTAGGATATTATCAGCCACAAATGGAAGTTGCACAAGAGAAAAATAAAAGAGATAGAATTAAAAACTACAAAAAGGCAACAAACAATACCGTTTATGGAAATCAAAAAGAATATGTAAGTGATAAAGATGAAAATTTACGATACCCAAATAGTATTTATATTCATTCCTTTCAGAGCAAAGAACTTCATCCAACAAAGCGATTGCATAACACACAAAAACCAGTTGCACTTTTTGAATGGTTGATTAAAAGTTATTGCAAAGAAGATGGATTAATACTTGACAACTGCGCAGGAAGTGGAACAACAGCCGAAGCGTGTTACAATACAGGCAGGAACTACATACAAATTGAAAAGGAGCGGAAGTATTTTGATTTAATTTTAGGGAGGGAAAAAAGTTTTAATAAAAAAGATTATGAGCAGAAAACTCTATTTGAAACACAAATGTAGTATTGTTGCTAACGTTTTGCGGCTTTGCGAAGTTGCTTAAATAAACTAAATATGAAACAATACAGATTGATACAATTTTGCAAAGCCGCTGTTAGCGGTAGGTTCGTTCCTTTGAGATATTACTTGATGGAGTTTTTCTGTTGGGTTGTATGTGGAATTGATTACTATGAAAACTATCGGAGGTTTTACAGAACTTACCGCTAACTACTCGACTTGCGTACAATAACTATATCTATAAGCTATGAAACCAACTGAATTACAATTAACTTACAAAAAGGTAATATCATTTACTGAGCAACAAAAAAAGGCATTGAAAAAACTTGAAGAATACGATGTAAATGTTAATGAATTTATAAGAATTGCAATTCGAGAAAAACTATCTCGTGAGTGGCGAGGAATAAAAGAAAGTAAGGACAATTATTGTCCATTTTAATAAACAATCAAAAAATAAAACAATGCAAAAAGCAGGAAGAAAACTAAAAGAAAAAAGAGAGTACAACATTATCGAGGGCGAAATCAGAGAATACTTAGACTACCTATTGGATTCCATTGGAACGGATTTTGAAACTATTTTTGTCAATAAGAGTAGGCTCAGACAAATAGTGATGAAAAGGCAAGTAATAGGCTACATGGCTTACTTCAAATTCAAGGATTATATTAGTTTGGATTTGTATGGCTCATTAATAGGCAAAGACCACGCAACAATTATCCATTATGGCAAGATGTACGACAAGGCGATGGATGGCTATTTGCCTGAAAACAAAGCCTTAATTGATGCCTTGCAAGTTGCTTTTGAGCATAATTGGGAAGGTGGCAAGGTTAGATTTGGTTACAAGGGATTTGTTATTTATAAGACAATCTTGGGCCAATACTTAATAACTACTCAAGATGGCGAAAAGTTGCCATTCCTCAGCAATAAATGTTTAGAGGCAGAAACTTTTATCAATGGCATAGTATATTGGCAGGAGAGAGTAGAAAGTATGCCGGTAAGTGCTTAACTTTGTTTTATGGCACAAATAGTTAAATTAATAAAAGAAAATTTGCTTACAAAAAGCAAAATTGAAATTGCAGATTTATCTTTGGCTTCTGAAAGTCTAAGGGTATCTACTTTGAATATTGCAAACCTTTTTTGCGACCAATTCCACATAGTATATTTAAGTTATTCTTATCCACCAATTAACTTTTTTAACCTAAATGTCGAAACCAAAGATATGTAATTGTGGTTGCGGTGTTGAGTTTATACCTACAAAAATAGGGCAAAAACAAGTATCACAATCGCATTACATAACTTGGCTCATCAATACACCAGAGGGGCAAAAAAAACAAGCTGAGGCCAAAGAAAAGGCAAAGAAAATAATTGCCAAAGCAGAAAAGAAAAAGGATAAGGATCAGCGAGAAAAGTTAAAGACTTTGTCAGACTACGAAAGTGATGCAAAAAAATCATTTCAAAAATTTATTAGGCTTCGGGATGCAGAATTGCCTTGCATAAGTTGTGGCACTACTAAAAATGTTCAATATGCAGGTGGCCATTACTTTGAAGCAGGGAAATACTCAGCTTTAATGTTTGATGAACGTAATTGCCATAAGCAGTGCAACAAGTATTGTAATATGGGAAAGTCAGGCAATTTGCTTGAATATCGCAAGGGATTGATAAAAAGATTTGGGATTGCATTTGTTGACCAGTTGGAGAGTGAAAGCGATGGCAAACGAGATTACAAATATACGAGGGCCGAACTTATTGAAATCAAAAAAAAGTACGATTTATTAAATAAAAAGTTAGGCTAACTAAAATTAATTTACCTCATTAACAATTATTTGCAATTTATTTTTATCAATAGTATTGATATATTAATATATTTTTATACTTTTGTACTCAACAATTAACAATTAGAAACTATGAACACATTAGAAAAAACACAAACAGAAACAACAGTTGACCCATTCTTGCCATTGGTAACATTTGCTAAGATAGAAATGTTCCGCCAAGCAAGAGTTATGAATGGATTTCACTTCAAAGATAATCAATCCGTTGATTATTGGGTTAAGGATGGTATTTTAACCTTTCAGTACATTGATAGGATTGACCGCCTTACTCAGTTCGATGGTGAGCCAATCGAAGAAGATAGATATGAATATTTAACAATTAATTTGTTAGAAAACAATCGTATTGAGCAACTTTATGACAAGTTAGAGCAAGTATTTGAAACTATTGAAGAACACGAAGTTTATTACAAAACACTAAAATAATCACAAAAAAAACAAAATGGAATTAAAAGGAACAATTGTAAAAATCGGAGATATAGAGTATATCTCCGATAAATTCTCTAAGAGAGAAATCGTAATCGAAACATCTGGCGAATATCCGCAAAAGATAAGTTGCCAAGTTTCTAACGCTAAAAACAACCTATTTGATAATTACTCAGCAGGTCAAGAAGTAACTGCCCACATCAATATCAGAGGTCGTGAACACAACGGAAAGTATTACAACACTATTGAAATTTGGAAAATCAACTAACAACAAAAACTATGAAACTAATCGCAACAGCCTTATTAAAGGCTCAAAAAGAAATGGGAACAGCCAAAAAAGATGCTAAAAACCCATTTTTCAAATCAAACTATGCAGACCTAAATTCAATTAGGGAAGCATCAATGCCACATCTAAATAATAATGGTATTGTGGTATTACAGCCAACTGCCTTTATTGATGGCAAAAACTTCATTAAAACAATCCTTTTGCACGAAAGTGGAGAAAGTATCGAAGCACTAACAGAAATCATTTACAGCAAACAAAACGATGCTCAGTCGCAAGGTAGTGGAATAACCTATGCAAGAAGATACGGTTTGCAATCTTTAGTAAATGTTGGAGCAGAAGATGACGATGGCAACAAGGCAAGTAATCCAACACCGCAACCTGCACAAGTAGAAAAGGCTTGGCTAAATAAAGATAGTGAACAATTTGCAAAAGCAAAAGAATGGTTGCAAGGCGATGGCACTATTGATAAAATTAAAGCCAAATATCGTTTATCAAAAGAAGTAGAAACCCTTTTAACAACTTTGTAAAATGAGTAACCTAAACATTTACCAAATAGAAAAAGAGTATTTAGAACTTGCTAATCAACTAATCGAATCGGGAGGAGAATGTTCTCCCGAACTCGAATTACAATTAACAATTAACCAGGACCAACTCGAACAAAAAGCAAGGGGATACGGATTTGTAGTTAAGCAAATGGAATCCGATGTATCAATCATTGATGCCGAAATAAAGCGATTAGGCGAACTTAAAAAGGCGAGATTGAAAACCATTGAACGATTAGAAACAACCGTATCTCAGGCAATGCAATTGTATCAGATTAATCGTTTAGAAACTCCTACCTTAAAAATTAGCTTTCGCAAAAGTGAATCAGTTGAAATTGATGACGAGAGTGCTATTTCTTTTGCTTATTTAAAAGAAAAGATTACTTACACAATTGACAAAACTGCAATTAAAGAAGCCATCAAGAAAGGCGAAGTGGTTATCGGTGCAAGGTTGCAACAAAATCAAAACATTCAAATAAAGTAATGAAATCAACATTTTTCAGCACGGTTAAGGATGGCAAGTTGCAAAAAAATACTACTCAAAATATCCTCCAAGAATTAAAACACTTGGAGGGTAAAAGAGTTGTGGTAACGATTGAAAAGCAAAAGAGTTCAAGAAGTTTGCAACAGAATAAGTTATATTGGGTTTACATTGACATTTTAAGCAAAGAATTGGGCCATAGCAAGGATGAAATGCACGAACTTGTAAAATATAAGTTTTTAAAATTAAAACGCTTTATATCGGTTGTAAATGGAAAATCAGTTATCTTGGCTTTGGAGGATGGAATTTATGTTGATGTTAGCACTGGCGAAATTCATGACATTGAAAAAGTTGAGCCTTATGACAAGATTGGATCAACAACAACCTTAACTAAATCAGAGTTTATTGATTTTATTGACAGCCTTATTACTTGGGCCAAAGACTTTCTTGGAATAACACTACCAAACCCCGAAGAACAACAAACAATTAATTATTAATTATGGAAACCTACCCACAAAAATTTATTGAGTATCACGAAAAATATCCAAAGGTTTACGAGTATTACAAAGGAGTAATTGCTCAGCTAATAAATAGAGGATTCAAAAAGTATTCATCCGATGGAGTTCTGCACATTGTAAGATTTACAAAGCATGATGAAATCAAGAAGGATGGATTTAAGGTAAACAATAACTACACTCCATATTATGCAAGGTTGTACGAAGCTGAACATCCTGAGTTCAAGGGATTTTTTGCCAAAAGAAAAGTTAAACAAATTTGATAATTAAATAAATTTAATACATTTGCCAACGAAATAACCGCCAAGATGAAAAGAAACTTAAAAAATAACCCTCTATTGATGTTGCTTAACTTGGCGGTTGACAGCATTGATAGGGGGTTTAACTATTTATAAACTATGCAAAACTATTTAGAGTTCTTAGAAAAGAAAAAGCACTCAATAGGAAATTTTGGATTTGAAGCAAATTATGTTCCTGACATTGCTTTTGACTTTCAGAAATTTATTATTGAAAAAGCAGTAAAAAAAGGTCGGATAGCAATTTTTGCCGACACTGGATTAGGGAAAACCTTAATTCAATTATCAATTGCTAAAAATATTATTGAACACACAAATAAAAAGGTTTTAATTTTAACTCCTTTAGCGGTTGCATTTCAATTTATTTTAGAAGCTGAGAAACTTGGAATTGATGACATTGAGTATTCCAAAGATGGTAAGCACACTAAAAAGATTGTTATTTGCAACTATGAAAGATTGCACTACTTTGATTCATCTGATTTTGTAGGAGTTATTTTAGATGAAAGTTCAATACTTAAAAACTTTGATGGTAAAACAAAATGGTCAGTTACTGATTTTATGAAAAAAATACCTTATAGGATTTTATCAACAGCAACCCCAGCCCCTAATGATTATATTGAATTTGGTACAAGTAGCGAAGCATTAGGATATTTCCCTTACATGGATATGCTTACAAAGTTTTTTGCAAACAATGAAAACAATGTAAGACCTCAAGATATTGGAACAAAGTGGTATTTAAAACCACACGCAAAACAAGAGTTTTTTAGTTGGTTAAATCAATGGAGTTTGTCAATAAAAAAGCCAAGTGATTTAGGATTTTCAGATGAAAAATACGTTTTGCCTAATCTTATTGAAAATAAAATATTTGTAAAAAATGAAAAAAATTGGATTATTAATGGTCAAGTAATGATGTTTAATGGAATTGCTAAAACTATGAGCGAGGTAAGAGAAGAACAAAAAGGAACATTTAAAGAAAGATGTGAAAAGGCGGTAGAATTGGCAATGGATAAAACTTCTGTATATTGGTGTAATTTTAATGATGAGGGAGATTTGCTTGATGAGTTAGACAAAGATGCAGTTCAATTAAAAGGAGGCATGACAATTGAAAAAAAAGAAGATATTTTATTGAATTTTGCCAACGGAAAAATTAAGAGAATTATAACAAAACCAAAAATAACTTCTTTTGGATTAAATTGGCAACATTGCAATCATACAGTTTATTTCCCTACATGGAGTTATGAGCAATATTATCAATCAATAAGAAGATTTTGGAGGTTCGGACAAACAAAAGATGTAACAGTTGATTTAGTTTTATCGGATGGTCAAAAAAGAGTAATTGATACCTTGCTTTATAAAACTAATAAAGCTATTGAGTTTAACAAATTAATTCAAAGTAACATTAATGGATTAGTTGATTTATCAAAAAAAGAATTTACAAAAGAAATAATTAAACCTAAATTTTTATAAAAAAATGGAAACAAAAGTAAAAGACCAATTAACCAAAGAAAACTATGCAATTTACAATGGTGATTGTATGGATGTATTAACAAAAATAGATGACAATTCAATTGATTTATCTATCTACTCTCCACCATTTGCAGGATTGTATAACTATTCAAGTTCTGAAAAGGATTTTAGTAATTGCAACAGTAAAGAAGAGTTTATGGCTCAATATGAATTCTTAGTTTCACAAATGGCTAGAGTAACAAAGCCGGGCAGAATTAATGCAGTACATTGTCAGGATATTTTAACAGATACAACTGCTCATATTTTGTATGATTTTCCACACGAAATTATTAAGTTGCATAAAAAATATGGCTTTAATTTACATAACCGTATTACAATTTGGAAAGAGCCATTAGAAGTAAGAATGAGAACAATGGTAAGGTCATTAATGCACAAAAATATTGCTGAGGATTCAACAATGTGTTTTACCGCTATCCCTGATTATGTTTTGATATTTAAAAAAATTGGCGAAAATAAAGTAAAAGTAACAAATCCAAAAGGCTTTAAAATTTATCATGGTGAAACTCCATTATTGCCAGCAATGGAAAAAAAATATGGTAAATGGGAACATATTTTAGAAAAGTATAAAAATGCTGACAATGATGGCGATAATCATTTAAAAAACAAATTAAGTCAAATTATTTGGCAAAGGTATGCTTCAAGTGTTTGGGATGACATTAGAAACGATAATATTTTACCTTTTAGAGATTCAAGAGAAGAAGATGACGAAAAACACGTACACCCATTGCAATTAGATGTAATTGATAGATTGGTAGAATTGTATTCAAATCCTAATGAAGTTGTTTTAACGCCTTTTATGGGAGTTGGGAGTGAGGTTTATTCTCCAGTATCGTTAGGCAGAAAAGCAATAGGAATTGAGTTAAAAGATTCATATTATAAACAAGCTGTATTAAATTTAAAAGAAGCTGAACATCGTTTTAAATCTTTAGAAAAACAAATTTCTGCATTTTAATTCATTTGCAGATTAAAAAAATAATCCGTAATCTTGCAAAACCGTTCTTAAAATTTACAATTAATAGTTGTGGGCATACAACAAATAAAAATAATGGTGGCAACACCAATATACGCAGACCCTCGTGTTTTCAATGCCCTGAAAATACTGAGGGTTTTTGCGTTAATAAACATTATGGAAGATATTACTTGGAACATTGATAACAATGACAATTTTAAAGTATCAATTAAATTAGGCTCAGGGAAAGAGATAACCATTGAGGATTCTACACCTTCTGCAATTGTTAAAGATTTAAGTTTGGAAGAACTTGAAGAAACAAACAAAAAACTATCACAAACAATTGCATTATTAAGAACAGTTTTTAAATAAATATTATGAAAAAATCATTTTTACTACATAAAGATTCACTTTGTATTTTAGATAAAATGTCAGATGAACAAGCTGGAGTATTTATCAAAGCAATTTATTTATATCAAACTACTGGTGACCTTCCTACATTAGATTTTGCTTTAGAAATGGCAATAACTCCATTTATAAACCAATTTGTTAGGGATATGGAATTATACAAAAAAACATCAGAAGTCAGAGCAGAAGCGGGAAGTAAGGGAGGTAAGCAAAAGATAGCAAAACAAGCAATTGCTACCAAAAGCAAACAAAAGGTAGCAAAGGTAGCAGATAATGATAGTGATAGTGTTAATGATAGTGAGAATGATAATGAAAGTAAAAATATAAATATTTATAAATCTTTTCTGCATCTTTCAATTACAAATGAAGAAGTACATAAACTAAATTTATCTGGTTACACCAAACAACAGATTGACGATGTATTGGAATCAATTGAAAACTACAAAAAAAATACTACTTATGTTAGTTTGTACTTAACTGCTAAAAAATGGCTAAAAAAAGAAACAACTGAAAATCCACCTTCAACAGAAGTTAAACGCCCAATGGTATATTAATTATGACAATAGCAGTAATAGAAAAGGAATCAAAGCGTGAATATCTAATTGATATTTCCAAAGGTGGCGAAAATAAACAGACTTGCCCAGCATGTTCTCACGAACGGAAAAAGTCAAAAGATAAATGCTTTAGCTACAACGCAACAAAGGAAGTAGGCAGTTGCTCTCATTGTGGTAAGGCTTTTTACAAGAAGTTAGAGAAAGCAGAAAACAACTACCAAAAAATTGAATATAAGCGACCCATTTGGAAAAATGAAACAACACTATCTGAAAAATTAGTTAAGTGGTTTGAACAAAGAAAGATTAGCCAAAAAACACTTTTAAAGGCAAAGATTACAGAGGGGATTGAATGGATGCCTCAAGTAAATGGAAACATTAACACCGTTCAATTTAACTACTTTAGAGATGGTGAATTGATAAACGTAAAATATCGCACTGGCAACAAACAATTTAAGTTAGCAAAAGATGCTGAGTTGATTTTTTATAATTTGGATGCAGTAAAAGACCAAAAAGAAATAATAATTGTTGAAGGTGAAATTGATTGCCTAACATTAATCGAGTGCGGAATTGAAAATGTTATTAGCGTTCCAAATGGTGCTACAATAGGCAGAAACAACCTTACTTACTTAGACAATTGCATAGACCTATTTGATGAAGATACAAGGTTTATATTGGCATTAGATAATGACCAAGCTGGAAATAGTTTAAGAGATGAATTTGCCAGGAGATTAGGGGTTGAAAATTGCTCAAAGTTAGCGTTCAAAGATTGCAAGGATGCAAATGAATGTTTGGTTAAGTATGGAATGGATGGAATATTGGAAAGCATAAACAATAAAATTGAATATCCTTTAGTCGGCATATTTACCTCCACAGACTTAAACGAAGAAATAGATAATTATTACAACAACGGATTGCCACAAGGCGAAACAATAGGCTTAGAAACATTTGATGAAAACCTTAAATTTCATTTGGGATACATTACAACGATTACAGGCATCCCAAATCACGGAAAGTCGGAGGTATTAGATTTTATTTGTGCATCGTTAAACATTCGTGCCGGGTGGAAGTTTGGTTTATTTAGCCCTGAAAACTATCCTTTAGAACTTCACTTTAGCAAGTTTGCTGAGAAGTTAATCGGTAAGGCATTTGATGGAAATTACAAAATGAATAGAATGGAGTTAGAATTGGCAAAAGATTATTTTTCTAAAAACTTTTTCTTTATTAAGCCTGAGAATGATTTTAAACTTGAGGATATTTTGCGGATGGTAAAAAGTTTAATTAGAAAGTATGGAGTAAATGCTTTTGTAATTGATGCTTGGAATAAGTTAGAACACAATGAAGATTCAACACACTATGTTTCAAAACAATTGGATATATTAGCAACCTTTTGTGAAAGAAATATGGTACATTGTTTTTTAGTGGCTCACCCAACAAAGATTATGAAAGATAAAAAAACAGGATTATTTGAAGTGCCGAACCTTTACAACATAAATGGCTCTGCAAACTTTTTTAATAAAACTCACAACGGATTAACCGTATATCGCAACTATGATTCAAAGAAAACAGAAATTTACATACAAAAAGTAAAATTTAAACACTGGGGTCAATCAGGCACAATGTGTTCTTTAGGA